TGACCCAACCGCGATGGACAAGGTAAAATTGTTCTTCGACATGTTCTCGCAGCTCCCGTCATGGTTTACTAACTTATGGATCCTTGTCGTGGCGTCGATTTATGGTATAAAGGGAACACAAATATTTAGAGGAGGAAAAAAATAATGGCAAATAAAAGACATAATAAACAAGTTCCTGGCTACAAAAAAGGTGGTAAGGTAAAAATGATGGGTGGTGGCATGATGATGAAACGACCTATGATGAAAAAAGGTGGCAAACTTAAAATGGTTATGAAGGGTGGAAAAAAAGTTCCATTTTTTGCAGCTGATGGAAAAGGTGCCAAAGATCTTGGAAAAGCTACTGGTATGAAAAAAGGTGGCATGGCTAAATTAAATCCAGGTCTAAGAAAATTTATGATGAATAAAATGAAGAAAAAAGGTAAAGCGTAATGTTAGAAAAAATTAGATCAGTCATAAAAAACGTTTTGTGTAAAATACTTTGTATTAAACAATGTATGTGTAAAAAGAAAAAATAAAAATGGTTAACAGGCTATATAATAAACAGGTATCTCCCAAAGGATATAATGAAGGGGGTCAAGTTAAAAAAACAAGCACGATAAATATACCTAAAGGAAGCACGATAAATATACCTAAAGGTTATCATCCCATTAGAGGGTTTATCATTGAGGGAAGAATAAGAAGAGGTGATACTCAAAAAAAAATTTATGATGAACACAAAAAAATAAAAGAAAAGCTTTTTAAAAGAGGAGTGAAACCCTCACAGATAATTAAACTAGATAAAGAATTTGATAGACGTTATGAGAGTGCCGTTAAAAGAATTAGAAGAGGTAAAAGAGCTCTTCCAGATAGAGATATGAAAGGTGAGTCTGATTTTAAAAAAGGAGGAAAAGTTTAATGACTAAACTTTGTCCTAGAGGTAAGGCTGCAGCGAAGCGAAAGTTCAAGGTGTATCCAAGCGCATACGCGAATGCCTACGCGAGTAAAATCTGTGCAGGTAAAATTAAAGACCCCTCAGGTTTGAAAAGAAAAGATTTTAGAGGAGCTAAACCAAAAGCGATGGGCGGTAGAGTCTACAAAGCTGGTGGTGGAGTAGCAGAGGCTGCTGAAAGATTAAGAAGACAAGGATTAAAAAGAGGAGGCGTCGCAAAAGGATGTGGTGCTGTCATGTCTAATAGAAGAAAAACAACAAAGGTTTTCTAAAGTCATGGCTAAAAAAGGTCTAGACGATTGGTTCAAACAAAAATGGGTTGATATTGGATCTAAAAGAAAAGATGGATCTTTTGCAAAATGTGGAAGATCAAAACAAAAGAAAGATGCAAAAAGAAAATATCCAAAATGTGTTCCACTTGCAAAAGCTAGAAGAATGTCGGAAAGTCAAAGACGTTCAGCGGTTTCTAGAAAAAGAGCAGTTACACAAGGTGTAGGTGGCAAGCCGACCAACGTTCCAACTTTTAAGAAAAGAAAAAGTATGATGAGTGGAGGATTAGTTTAATGACAATCAATAGATCAAAAATAAATCAACAAATATCTAAGGGTCCCAACAAAGCTAAATTTCCTAAATTAGAAAAATATGTTGGTAGATATATTAAGGGAGATCTTGGAGGAGTAAAAGTTTCTAATCCAAGTTATGTAAAATACTATAAGGATTTAATAAAATGAGACGGCAAAGTAAAATGCCGGCAAGAAATAAAAAGAACTTCAGGCCAACTAAGGCTGGAGCGGGCATGACAAAAGCTGGGGTCGCTGCCTATAGAAGAATGAATCCTGGCTCTAAACTAAAAACAGCGGTCACTGGCAAAGTCAAACCAGGATCAAAAGCTGCTAAACGACGTAAATCATTTTGTGCTAGAAGTGCAGGACAAATGAAAAAATTTCCAAAAGCTGCTAGAGATCCTAACTCAAGATTAAGACAGGCTCGCAGAAGATGGAAATGTTAAATGGTTAAAAAAATAAAAAAAGTTGCAAAGCAACTTAAGAAAGCATCTGCCCTACATAAACGACAAGGTAAAATTATAGAAAAACATATTAAAAAAATGAAAAAAGCATGAGAACAATGTTTCTTGGTTTATTTTTTGCATTATTGTTACTTGGATCATTTTATATAGGTTACGCTTTTGCAATAGATATATTTGAATTTAATTGTTTTAGAACGGAGATGAACACATGAGTAAAGATCCAAAAGTAGGAACAGGAAAAAAACCTAAAGGTTCAGGAAGGAGGTTATACACTGATGAAAATCCAAAAGACACTGTTAGTATTAAGTTCGCGACTCCGCAAGACGCCAGGAAGACTGTGGCGAAGGTTAAAAAGATTAGTAAACCGTTTGCGAGAAAAATACAAATTCTAACTGTTGGAGAACAGCGTGCTAAAGTTATGGGTAAAAATCAAGTCGCTGCCATCTTTAAAAGAGGTAAGGACGCAATTAGAAAAACAAGAAAGGTTACATAATGGACGATATATTTGTAGTTGCTAAAATACAAAAACTTATAAAAGATAACATGCAAAGTGTTGTTGATTCCATATGCACAGGAGGCGTTGACAATATGGAAAAATATCAATATATGTTGGGACAGATAAGAACGTATCAATTATTACTACAGGAAATCTCTAACCTGCTAGATGAAAAGGAGCAAAAAGAAGATGAAGGAAATATCATCAAACTCGGAAGCACCGAAGATTAAACTCGCACTCGAGGATAAATATAAAAAACAAGATGAGGCCAAACCAGAGCCATTAAATCCAGATAATATTAAAAGTCAGGTTGATCAATTACCAGAGCCATCTGGTTGGAGACTTTTAGTTTTACCTTTTACACCAAAAGAGAAAACTAAAGGTGGAATTATTATTGCACCAGAAGCATTAGATAAATTTAGAATTGCAACTACTTGTGGTTATGTTTTAAAAATGGGTTCACTTTGTTATAAAGACAAAGATAAGTTTCAAGACCCTTGGTGCAAAAAAGGAGATTGGGTGATCTTTGCTAGATACGCAGGATCAAGATTACCAATAGAAGGCGGAGAAGTCCGCATACTAAACGATGATGAAGTATTAGGAACGATCGCAGATCCAGAGTCCTTGCTTCACGTGCTATAACATAGGAGAAGGCTATGCCAGAAGAAAATAAAATGAATACAGAAAATAAAGAGATAGTGGATATAGATACATCTGGTCCAGAAGTGGATGTAGAATTAAAGGAGGACAATAATGAAAAAGATACTGAAAACAATATTCAGCCCGTCGATTCATCTGAGAAACCTAGTGAGCAGCCTGACATTCAGGTTAGCGAACAGGAGAAACCACAAGAAGCAGAGACAGAGACTAAAGAACAAGAAACAAAACCAGAAACAAATAAAGATGAGTTAAAAGAGTATAGCGAAGGCGTTCAAAAAAGAATTGCTAAGTTAACTAAAAAAATGCGTGAGGCTGAAAGACAAAGAGATGAAGCCACACGATACGCTAAAAGTGTGCTTGAAAAACAAAAAGCAGCTGAAAGTAAATTATTAAAAATTGAACCTAGTTATATAGAATCTCTTGAGGCTAGTGTAAAATCAGGAATGGAGGCTGCAGTGGCTAAATTAGCACAAGCTAGAGAGGCTGGTGATATTAAGTCTGAGGTTGAAGCTCAAAAAGAGATAGCTAGATTAGGAGTTCAAGAAGCAAAAGTTATGGCTCAAAAGAGCAATATTCAAACTAAAGCTACTGATGTAAAAGAACCTACTTTAGATCAAGCTGTAGAAAAACAGCCACAACCAGCTGAACCAGATCCAAAAGCAGAGGAATGGGCATCTAAAAATAGGTGGTTTGGTACAGATAGTGCTATGACTTACACTGCTTTTGATATACATAAAAAGCTTACAGAGGAAGAGGGATATGATCCTAAATCTAATGATTATTATTCTGAAGTGGATAAAGGAATAAGACTTGAATTTCCACACAAGTTTGATAATACTGAAAGTAAGGAAACGACTAAACCTACACAAACCGTAGCTTCAGCGAAGCGCAGTGTTAAATCTAGTCGCAAAACTGTGAGACTCACACCTTCACAGGTTACAATCGCTAGAAAATTAGGTGTGCCATTGGAAGAATATGCGAAACAATTACAACTCACGAAGGAGGTATAAGGCATATGGAAAACGATAAAATGAAATCTTCTCGTGCGAGTCAGAGTAGGACCAAAGAGGTCAAAAAAACTACATGGACTCCACCCTCATCTTTAGATGCACCCCCTGCACCTGATGGGTATAAACACAGATGGTTAAGAGCCGAAGTTTTAGGATTCGACGATACTAAAAACATGGCTGGCCATTTAAGATCGGGCTTTGAGCTTGTTAGAGCTGAAGAGTATCCGAACAGTGAATATCCTGTCATACAAGAAGGTAAATACAAGGGGATGATCGGAGTAGGAGGCCTTCTGCTGGGAAGGATACCGAATGAAGTCGTTGAGGCGCGAAAAGAGTATTTTGCAAAACTTACTCAAGATAAAACAGACGCTATCAATAGTGACTTGATGAAGGAACAGCACCCTAGTATGCCTATTAATAGTGAGAGGCAGACTCGTGTAACTTTCGGTGGTACGAAGAAAAGTTAATTTTTTAACGATTTTTCTCCAACGAAATAAACTTAAACAAGGAGAAAACAAATATGGCTAACCAAGATGCAGCCTTTGGACTAAAACCAATTGGCTTTTTGGGTAGTACACCGATGAACTCTGGACTTACAGAATTTGAAGTCGCAGCTTGTGCATCAGCTTTTTCACAAAATGACTTGATGAAAGTTATTAACACTGGAACAGTTGGTATTGCAGCAGCTACTGACAACGGAGCTCTTTTAGGTTCAGCTCAAGGTGTATTTTTTACGGATGCCACTACTAGTAAACCGACATTTGCTAACAATCTTAGAGGTAGTAATGCCGCTACAGATATTAAAGCATTTGTTACAGACAGTCCGCACCAAGTGTACGAGATCCAGTCTGACAACAGTGGTGCATCACAACAAACAGACGTGTTCAACAACGCTGACGTAGCAGTTACAGCAGGTGCTACACCAAACTTTATTTCAAAAACTGAGTTAGGTGATAGTACTTTAGCAACAACTACTGCAAACTTAAGAATTATTGGAGTATCTGATGATATTAGAAATAATGATTTAAGTTCAGCAAATGTTAACTTTAAAGTTATCATTCTTGAGCACTTCTATTCAACCGCAACAGGCGTATAATAGGAGGATAACTATATGGCTATAACAAGAGGACAACTAGTTAAAGAACTAGAGCCAGGTTTGAATGCATTATTCGGCTTGGAGTATAATAGATACGATAACGAACATGCTGAAATCTACGATGTAGAAACTTCAGACAGAGCGTTCGAAGAAGAAGTAATGTTATCAGGCTTTGGCAATGCAGCAGTAAAAGCTGAAGGTCAAGGTGTAACATTTGATTCTGCAAACGAAACGTTTACAGCTCGTTATACAAACGAAACAATCGCACTTGCGTTTTCAATCACTGAAGAAGCGATCGAAGACAACTTGTACGACAGATTAGCAAGCAGATACACAAAAGCTCTTGCAAGATCTATGTCAAACACAAAACAAGTTAAAGCTGCGAATGTTTTAAACAACGCGTTCAGCTCATCATTTGCTGGTGGGGATGGAAAAGAGCTTTGTGCTACTGACCACCCGATCGTTGCTGGTACATTCAGAAATGAATTGTCAACAGCGTCTGACTTAAACGAAACATCGTTAGAGCAGTCGTTAATTGACATCGCAGCAATCACAGATGAAAGAGGTCTAAAAATTGCAGCAAGAGGAGTAAAAATGATTATTCCATCTGAGCTACAATTTACTGCTGAAAGACTTATGAAGTCTGCAGGTAGAACTGGAACAGCTGACAATGATATCAATGCAATCGGATCAATGGGAATGATTCCACAGGGTTATACTGTGAACCATTTCTTAACTGACACTGATG